CACAAACAAGTATATGGTCTTTCCAGCCCATCTGGGCCGCTTTAGCAACCCCGTGGACTACATTCCACTGTGAATGCCCTCTGAAGTCATGGCGGGCATTTACGCGCACTTCACGGCCATTGGGGAAGGTTAGGTTCATGCGGCACCCGTGATATTCAAATGGGCCAGCGTTGCCACGTAGAATCCATTCTAGCGGGTCGCCTGCGCCGCTCCATGCATCATGATTACCACCAACCAGATATAGCCAATCCTTGACCATGCCGAGGAAGTGCTCTGTGAGAATCCACGATTCCCGCGCACTGGTTGATTGCTCGCCATAGAGCCGCTGGAGCCGCCCCACCCAATTGTTTTGTTGGTCGCCAATGTTGCCGGCAAACATGCCGTCTGTGTTCCGAACGATTCGGGCATGTGCTTCAAGCTCGGCAAGGTCGGTATCCCCATCGGTGTGCGGGTCGCCAAAGTGGAGAATACCAATCGGGCCTTTTAGTTTAATCTTCACGGGGATTAGTTTGCGGGCAGTGTACGCCGCATCCACCCGTTCATAGTGTGACTTGCGAGACTCCCATAATTCCTCCGGCGACATGTCCGGCGAGGGCAATTCGGGAACCTCGAATCCCGGATCTTGCTTGGCTAGATGGTGCTTTGCCGTCTTCTGGCAGATGCCTAGCGCACGAGCCGCACCGCGCACAGTGCCGCATTGCCTATACGCTTCCCAAACGTCTGCGGACTTAATACCCTTCTTTGGTACGTAGTCTCCCATCACTTCCCTCCCCGTAGTTGTGGGTTATCGCGTAGGCATTGTAGTACACCGTGCGCGATTCCGTCTACAAGTATTTCGTCATGGTTCACGTGGCCCATGTTGTAGAGGATGCCGTGTAATATCTCGTGCCAGAGTGTTACGGTACGCGCATCCGCCGCAAGCCCTTTGCGGATTTCAATAGTCTGCTTTTCGTAGTCGATGCACCCGCAATCCTGCATGACGGATTCCGTCACATCGTAGGTGATTGCGCCAATCCGCAGCTTAGTCATCACTCCATATGCGCCATGACGATGATCGAGATGCCGCCCGCGATAAGCGCAACGGCGATTGACCACGCAGCCCAAAATAAGATGGCAGACTTCTTAACCAGCCACGAGTTAAGCCCGCGCATAAGGTCTTGCCACATAGGATTACTTCGCCCCGCTTTGTTCGCTAGAAACGTCAGCGTCACGCGCCACGAGGCCGTTATAACCTGCCACGATGGCCGTTACCGCAAGGGCTACAGCTTCAACGTTCAGGCTGTCGTTAGCATACGCGGTAAGCAGCCCGCCGATTGCGCCTAGAATCAACGCCAATCCGCCCGCGCTTGACTTACGGTTGACTAAGATGGTCTTCAGGTTCATTGGTTGCCCTTGCTCCATAGTTGCGCTTCAGCAGCCCTGCGCCGTGTAAGGCCGGGGAGTTCAACGCGCTTGCCGTCGATGGTTGCTTTGTTCCAGCGCATCAATTGCTGTGGCACGAGGTCATGCCGGTTTTCATTCAGCAATCGAAGTAGTGAGCTGCCAAGGAACGCGCCAAGCCCCACGTTGAACACAAACGACACGAGAGCGCCGTATTGGTGGTTGTCGAGTGGTACGCGGATATGCCGCATCATGCTGGATACAACGCGGGTGATGTCGTCAGCAAGCAACATGTCTGCCTGCTCTTTTGTAATCCGCATTCCAGCCCGTGCAGTGCGCGTGTGCCCGTAGCCAATGGTCCAGACTCCAGCGGGGCACAGGTAAGCGTTAAGCCGTAGCCCTTCAAACTCTTTGATTAGGTCTATAGCCTCACGCGGCACTAGCATTAGTTTTTCCCTTGGATGCCTAGTATGTGGCCCTTGAGTTCAGCAATGCCCGCCGTGACTTGCAGCGCGATATGATGTTGGCCTTCTACCAATTCATCCATGCGCCGATGCACAGCGGCTATCCGGTCGTCACGCCTGTCTGCTTTCGCCGCGTGGTCTTCAAGCTGCTTGCGAATCTCTTCGATTGCGGACTCGTGTTTCTGGTTTGTCTTGACTTGGCTGTGCAGCAGCTTGGCAAGTGGGGTGCCTGTCACGAGTGCGCCCACGAGCGCGGAGATGCTGCTAAAGTGCCCTGCGGATTCTGTTATAGCTGGATCGGGCATTAGACGAACAGTCGGAGAATTTCAACGATGGCGGCAAGCAGCAGACCGATAAAGTCGCCAGATAGAATGTAGGTAATGATTTCGGTTGCGGTCATGAAAGAATGCTCCTATTTTGAATGCCAGATATTTACGATAAGAGAAACGCACGCCGGATTCGGTTACTTCCCAACCGGGGCCGGTGAATATTTCTGGTAACTTGTCCAAACGTATACGCTTCCTAAGGCCGATAATAACACGGTTAACCGTAAAAGTGAAGCATTACTTGACGCGGGTAATTCTTGATACGGGCGGTCCAGCTCTTCGCGGATAAGCCCTGCCATGCGCTGCCCCATTGCCGAGTAGCCTACAGGCCAGTAGTGTATGTCGGAGTCTATCTGCCACGTGGCAAGGTTGGGCAGAACAAAGGTATACATGTCGTTCATACGAATGTTATAACCTTCACTGCGCTTGCCTGCCACCATTGCGCGGATCACGCCGTTGTATCGCACCACATCGGCATTCAGGGTTAACGGGCTGTAGGTCGGTGGCACTGGCGTAATGGTCGAAAAGATGATGCGCGGCGGGTCTGCGTAAATGCCGTTGGCCTCGTGGACCATGCGCAGTAGGGTGTCTAGATTCTTTTCATACTGCCCAATTGGTGTGCGGTAGGCATCGCCGGGAAGTACCTGCGCAATATCCCATAAGCCCCAATTCACCACCACCACATCCCACGGCGCGGCCATGTCTAGCCATTCGTCAAGGCGATCAAGCGAGTAGCCCGTGTATCTGGCATTCTCCGGCAGTCTATACACGTTAGCCTCGCCAGCAAGTTCGGTCTGCGCATACGTGCTCCAACCATACGTTGTAACCGAATCACCAACCAGCAAAACGTTAGGAAACGCCGCTAATGTGAAGAGTAGGGCCGCGATGTTCATTCTCTATCCCCCGTAGGTATAAACGCTATTAAGGTCAAATTGTGCATTGATTTGGCGGATGGTCGCCAAAAATTCCCCAGATGCTATAAAATTAGCTGATGGGTCAGAAGGTGTAAAGCTACCATCTGGCACACTTAAAGGCATGCCGCCACTAAAATCAACCGCCAATTCGTCTGTCCCGTCTGGTGATGCTGTTATAGACATCCAGAATTCACCATCATCTCCATTGACTGTAAAAGCCTCTCCTGCAAAAAGCAAGTCTAACACCATATCATCTGTGTCTGGGGAAGTCTCACCATCCCAATCAAGTTGCGAGCCTGAAAGAAGCCGTCCTTCGTAATTTGCGCGTGAGTCTTTATGTCCTGTGTCAAATCGCACAATTAAAGTGCCATTGTGCGCTGCTTTTGGTGGTGGATAAGTTTTAGCAGATCCAAACTCGTATGTAGGCGGAGCATCTATGTTTTCTGTTTCTGTTGGGTCATAATCAGTATCCCATAAAACAGGGAATGAGTTAGCTTTAATGAAAGCCCATTTTTTTGCTGTATCCTCATATTTTGTGGCTTGAGAGATATAGCGAGTTCCACTACCCCCGCCGTATATTAAATTTACACCAAATGTATACCCTGCCCAATAAGGCATTGGGAAATGCTTTGCGCCCTGATAAATCTCTCCTACTGAGCCAGACTCATCGTCCCAAAGGTCGCTTCGTGTAGTGGTTTCGTATGGAAAAAGTTCTGGTCCAGAGTACACAGCATCTCCGCCGCCAAGATCCATGCCAGCCTGAATCTCCAGATACCGCAGCCGCTCCACCACACCGCGCATCGTCAGCCACCATAATGGTGAACGCCAATTGTTAAGATTAATTACTTCGCCGTAATCCAACAACCCAACATCTGCAAGCAAAGCGTCCCATGTCCACCTAGTTGTATACGTTGCGTCTGTAAAAAATCCGGTATCTTTAAGAGATATCCCTCCGTCAGATGGTGTTGTATTAAGCAAACAAGTGTCAATGCCAGTAATTAACTGCGACAAAACCTCCGGCAATACGTGACCATCTAATGGATATTCATTGCTGTTAAGTCGCATCCCTTTAAAATCATCTGGCACTGGGTCTGCTTTTGTTGTGCCGTCAGAAATTTTCCATGCAATTTTCAAATCAAAATAGTATTTACATCTTTCGTTAATAGCGTTACAAAGGTCAGCCAGTAAATGCTTGACGCTAGGCAAGTCCTCACCTAGAACATAGTCATACCCGCCGATATACACCGTGCTTGCGTCCCATGCGTCATTCCAAGCCATTGGTTAATCCAGTGCGTCTAGGCGTGTGCGTACGCCGTCTCGATACCAATACAACGGATATGAATCCGTCACAGTGCCCAATTCGCCCGCCTTTGCGAGTGCGTCAAGTTCTGCCAGACTTCCAGCCCGCAACACTTCAAGCGGCCTTTCGCGCCCGTCAATGTCAGCGTAGACAATCTTATGTGTGCCCGTTGTCCGCCCTAGCTGCCCGTCAGTCATGGCGGCATTCAGCGCGTCACGATCCGCCGCTTCAACTAGGCTAAACGTTGGCGACACCGTTTCAATCGCGTCCACCAGTCCACCACGGTCATTCGTGATTGCGTCCACTATCGTCTGCACAATCGCGTCCTGTGGGCCGGGAAGTTCCGCGTATGGCACATCAAGCAAGTCTGATATCTTGTCTGGCAGGTTGCCAGTATCCGCCGTTTCGTCCCATGTCGCAATCGCCGTCAACTCATCGGGGATAGGGTCAAGAGACTTCCGCACGCTCTCAAGCTCACCACGGTCGCCCTGCAAGCCGTCTATGATTTCGGCAATCTCCGCAACAATCTCTTGTATCGAATCATCATCGGTAGAACCAACGCTATCAAGGCCAGCAAGCCCGGTCCCAACATCTGGATTGGCAACCTGAATGCGCACGCCAGCCGGATTCATTAGGTCCACTTCGATGTACTGAACGTGCGTATCAAATTCAATCTCACGCCCTATTAAACGTAGCTTCTTGCCAATGGTGAAAGCGTTTGCCTCGTAAGCAAAATCCTCGCTATTCTGCACCTTGCTAAGGTCAATCATGTCTACATCGTAGTAGATGCGCGGCTGCTTCCGGCGCTCAAGCTCTTTCTCTGCAAGTTCGTTTGCCGCGTCTATGCTCGTGATGGTTTGGTCTTTGATTACGGTGCCGATTTCGCCGTAGGTCGCCACGGATGCCGAATCCGTAGCAGACACGAAAATGCGCGTCCCGTTGGTTGTGCCTGCGCCTGCCACATACACCACATTCGCTAAATCGCTATAGTCCACCCGCTTGCGAATCTGTATCGCGTTGAGGTTCAGATCTACGCGGTGCCCTTCATTCGTGGTGTTATAGCTACTCCATATGAGACGCCGGTTATTGTCTGTCGTGATGTACCCGCCGTAGATGGCAAGCAAATCCTTCAAGCATTGCCAGATGCTTTTGTTCTCAAACTTGCCCTTGAATATCTGACTACCTACGCTTGCCGTGATGCTGCGGAGAGATACAGTTACGCTTTGAGTTTGCCCCGCAAGCAAAGCCTGTACAACCTGCGTTACAGTCTTGCCGGGGTCAGTCTCATCGGACTCGCCTTGCGTGCTGTAATTTCCAACAATCTCACGGCCAAGCTGTTCAAGGATGGAATACGCCTGAACGCGGATAACGCCGCCAATATCTTCCGTGTATTCGGTTTCCATGATGCGAAACCGCTGCTTGGATGTTGTGCTGTCGCCTTCAAAGATCCAAACGAAATTGGGGTACACGAGTTGTGTAATTAGGTCTCCCCACCTTTGGCTAGTCTCTGTGTCATTCTGCACGGAATGCGTAAAGGACAGGACTTCCGGCTCGTTTACCTTGCGTTCCCATGTGGCATCCGTCCAGCCGTTCAACACGTACAGCAAGTCGCCAGATGGATTGTGGAGTTCCAGCCGGTACGGCTCAAGGCTCGTGTCGCTATACGTGCCCGTTCCTTCCGATGTGGAAGTCGTGACACCATAGTTGAGAGTCTTACTGTTGAGTGGTTGGCTGTTGAGCATGCCGCGCCCTAGTTATTGCCGCGTCCAATTTCAACCCAAACGGCTAGGCTGTCATCATACATAAGCATAAGGCGACTAGACGTATTTAGCAAGGTGAAATTTGCCGCACCATCAAGGCGAATGTTGCCCGTGCCTCCGCCAAGGTGGCGAACCACAACGTCACGAGATGATGACGTAGTGCGAAGGATGATGATTGCGCCAGCCTCACCACCGTTAATCGTGTCGAGATCATCCGTTGCCGCCGATGATTCGGTATCAATCTGCATCCATGAGCATGTCGCAGTAATCGCGCCGGAAGCAATGTTAACGGCGCTGCTTTTCGTCACCTTGACAAACTTCGCAACCGTCAAATCATCGGAGCATGCAACCGCGCCGGTTAACGTGGACGCGCCACCAATAGTAAGCGCACCGTCTGCCGATACCGCACCTGCACTATAAATGGTGCAGCCCGTGGAACCATACCCGCCGCCGATTACCGCGCTATCCGCCGTCAATGCGCCATCGGTGGTAATCGCGCCGTTAGCCTGAATCACGCCGGCGCTGGAGATGGTTGCGCCGGTTGACCCGTAGCCGCCGCCGATAACGGCAGATGCGCCCGTAAGCGCGTTTGTAGCCGTCACAGAAGCCCCGCTAATGGCCCCTGAAGCCGTCACACTGGTTAGTGTGGTACTTCCATTCTCAATGCCGTTAACTGCGCTCTGAATCTGATCTAGCGCGCCTGCCGTCATAAGTAGCTGCACGTTGACGCCAGATGTCCACGATTGTGCGATGCTGCCCTGTGCCCCGCGCCCGCTGGCATTGACCGTAAAAGTATCGGTAGACCGGCTATCAACTAGGACAACTTCGCCCGTGGTAACATCGGTATCAAACAAGGTAATCCAGCAAGGGCCGGTCGGGAATAATGCGCCATCGCCAGAGTCAACCACGATAGTCAGATCGTTATCGTCGATGCTCGTGTTAAGCGTGCTGATTGCGTTGTTTTTGTGCTGTTTGAAAGTCGTAGCCATTACAGGAACCTTGCTCTATAGGTTACAGTCAACGCGCAACCATTCGCGCCGGTGACTACGATGGAATTGGACACCGCCGCTTTGATTCGCGGAAATCGCGTGTAATTGGTGTTAATGCTGGACATGCGCGAAGTCCATGTGGTGTTGTCGGTAGAAGATTCAACGCGCTGCCTTGAGCTATCTATGCGCAGGTAGTGCCCGTTCGGCAATGCGTAGTCCACCTTGATAACCTCGCCTGTGGTGGAATTGTTTAGCGTGATGCTGGACAACGCCCCGCCGCTGCTGTTTTGAAACTTCCACACGGGGTAGCTGTAATCCGTACCTGCAACGCTGCCAGATGCCGGGACCGCGTTAGTATCTGGGCTAGCGTCTATCGTGATGGATTGCGTTGTCTCGCTGGACGCAAACGCCACTGGATTAGCGCAGAGGAATTGCAATTCAAGCAACGCAGAATTAGGGCCGATGTACTCAAAATCAATATCGCCATCCAGACGACCAAGATAATACCTGTCGTTCATATGGTCGAATCGAATTGACTTATCGCCAGCACGCGGATCCATGAGTAGCTTGATGGCGTCTAACTTGTCATCAAGATCATCATTGCTGGATGCCGTAACGATGCACTCACAGCTTATCTTGCGTGCCCCTAGAAAGCCGCCCTGACTGAATCCGCCTTGCCGGTTGCCTATCATGTACCGCTCGACACGCGGGGCCGCTGTGAAGCTCACAGCATGCCGGAGCACGGTCACACCGTAGGACGCGCCGCTAAGGTCGGTTCCATTGAAATAGAGTGAACGGGCCATGCGTTATGCTCCAAACGCGGGAGACAAGCCGCGCACTCTCATCTGCTTTTTAACTTCGCGGCCTAGCTGCCTGCCTACATCGTGCACATCAAGGTTATTGGACATAACCACATTCTGAATATTGATCGATATGTCGCCACCGCCGCCGCGCATCATGGCGTCCACTTGGCTGGAGTGCCGCGCCGGGACCACATCGGAACCAGCGGGCAGGATAATTCGCTCGCCTTTGTGAACGTTGACGATGCCGCTAGTTTTGACCATGCCGCCCGTTGCAAGGCCGGGGACGTTGCCGGTTGCCAACGCCATCGGCAATGCCGCTGGTGTTGCCATTACGCTGGCAATCTGCCCAAACGCCCAACTAATCCATTCCCAATAGCCCTTGATTACGTTGTACACGTTATCCCATATAGATAGAGTATTCTCCGCAAGCTGATTTTCTGCGTCTGTGATAATCATGGTGCTGTCAATGTAGGCATTCTGCCGATCCATCGCTGCACCAGCCGCAGACGCGCTAATAGCTGCATGGGTAGCTTCCGACTCGTTGCGCTGGAATCCAAGTTCCCGCAGTATCGTGTCGGTCTCTTCCTCGCTTGCCTTCATAATCATCTGCACTTTGTCCGCTGCGATATGCTGCGAAACAAGGAAAGCCGCTTCCTCTGCGTCGATGGATTCGTTAAGCATCAAGTTACGCATGCGCCCGAATTCAGTCTCGCTTTCGGTACGCTCTGCAAAGTAGGTGAACCATGCACGCGCTAGGCTGTCACGCTCTGCCGTTTCTTGTGCGGCAAGGTATGCGCGTTGCTCTGCCTCGCTCATGGACTTCATGCGTGTTTCATCGATCACCACGCCCTTTGCGCGTAGCGTTTCGATGTAACGTTTCTCGGTGTCATCAAGGCTTTTCTGTGACTCTTCAAGTTCAACGGTTGCTTGATAATATTGATATCCGGCAACTGCAACCGCGCCTAGCGCAACCGCCAAGACACCGATGCCGATTACCGCCGCCGCCGCCAAACTTGTAGCAGCCATCAACGCGGAACCAAAGGCCACGAGGCCACCACCGCCGCCAGCAGCAGCCGCTACACCACCCGCAACGCCAGCCGCCGCGCCCGCGCCACCGGCTATAGCACCGCCGCCAGCCGCCGCACTAGCAGCCGCACCGACTCCGAATAGCATCTTGGAGAATAGGCCGATGGTTGCAACATTCGCCATCAAGGTAAGTATTGGCCCGACAACCAGAAGCAGCGCACCCAAAGCACCCGTGACGGTTGTAATCGTCGTAGCAAGCTCAGGGTTGGCTTGTATCCATGCCGTTACTGAATCAACGGTATCGCGTACATCTTGAATGAAGCCCTTTAGCCCGCCGCCGTCTGCCTCGCCACCCAACAACGCCGCGCCTATCGCTTCCATCAAGTTGCCAAACGAGTTGCCAAGCTGTTCAATGGAACCGTTGAGCGTATCCGCCGCAGCTGTAGCACTACCGCCAAACTCTACCGCCAATTCCGCAAGGATGATTTTCTGTGCGCCTAAGACATCGCCGGTTTCAACCATCGCTTTGATGGTTTCTTTCTGCGTCTCAGTGAACGACACGCCAACGCGGGAAAGCGCAGTGATGCCGTTGATTGGGTCATTCAAAGCCTTGCCAAGCTGGATAGAGCTAGACTTCAAGTCTTGCCCTAGCGCAGTGCTCATGTCTAGGACGGTCGCTATAGCCTCGGGGAATACTTCCTTGCCAACCTTTGTAAAGGTCAGCATCAACGCTTCTGCGCCGATGATAGCCTCATCATCATACGTGGTGACTTGCTGCAACGAATCGGCTAGTTTGGTCAATTCGTCCTTAGTCATGCCAGCCGCGCCACCGGTAGACTTGAGAACCGCGTCAAGCTGCGCCATCGCTTGCTCAGATTCCGCCGCGCTCATCACAGCGGAACCCAACGCGCCAACAATCGCGCCACCCATAACCGTTGCAGCAACGCCAACAGCCTGAAACCGCTGAGACGTTGACATGCCCTTGCCTTCGATTACGTCAAAGGCTTTAGACGCCGTGCCGCTCATCTCATCCTTGAGCATGAGTACGTATTCAGCAACGCCTAGTGTAAGGTTACGGGCCATCGTTACGCCTTGTATTGCGCCTCATCGCGTGCGCTATCTGGTATATACATCTTCAATGCGTCGAACGCTTGCGCATCGTGCCTATCGTGGTGTTTGGTATCAGACCGCGCATCTTCCATCGCCGCCTTCTGCGCTTCATTGTTGGCCTTGATACCGTCTATCACGTAGCAGAATTGTTCAAATGTCCATTCTGTTTCGTACACATGAAACGGCACCTTGTACCGCTCCATAAGCACATCGGCAAGCTGCGCCTCGGTTAGTTGTCCAACGTCTCCACCGGGCGACGGTTGGCCGCTATCGCTGCCCTCGCTGCCATCGCCCGCTGCGTTAAAGGGTCGATGATGACTTTCTGCAAAGACTCGTAAGCCTCGTATATCTGCGTCTCTGTGGTTGCAGGGTCATCAAGCAAGGTCTGATAAGGAATCTCAGGGAATTGCGCAAACATGGCGTCCATGTGGTCGGACTGCGCCTGCAAGCTCGCTTCAATCGCGCCCGGGTCTGCCGGGTTGTCCTGCACCGCCTTGATGGACGCACGCACCGCCATTTCACTTTTGGCAAGCGCAAGTCTAATCTGGCGAACACGACGCACGGTTGGCGGTGTGAATTCTATTTCACGGTCACCAAACTTCAGCGCATACGGATTAGCCGCCATGATTTCATTTGCGTTTCGCGGGAGTTCCAGCATCTCCGGTTTCGTCTCCGCTTTGTACATCGTGTCCGTCATTGCTCTCCGCCTTTTTGGTAACCGGCAACTTGCCGGAATAGTTGCCATTCTCATCACGGGTTAAGGTGATTTCCGCAGGCCAGCCGGAGAGGGCCGTAGCCCCCTCCGCACTGGTTGCAGTTATATTCACGCTACCCTTGCTGTCAAAGGAAAACTGAATCATGGTTCATAACCCTTAGCTAGTGGGGATGGCGGTCAGGTAGTGACGCTGGAAGAAACGATTCTGCGTGTCTGCGGCATCTGGATCTTCATAGATTTCAAACGTGATAGGCAGCGTGCGGATCGCGCCCTTCTTAAACGCGGTTCCGACCGTGCCAGACGGGGAGACTTTTGGGCAGATCCAGATGTCAGACTTGCCGCCGCCCGTAAGCGTGGCAATGGCAATCGTATAGAACAACGGCGCATTGTCGGTCATGTCAAGCGAGAATTCAGTCTTGCCAACCTGAGACGCCCCCGCCGAAACGGTAGTATTCTTGCCGTTCGCATTGGCGATAAGCTGCGCCGTGGCGTGAGATTCTGCAAGCTCCAGCGTCAACCGACCTTCGATAGCCTGAATCGTGCCGCCGATTGCTCCAAGGCACTCGTTAACGTTGTGCTTGAATATGTCGGTGGAAAGCTCGATAGTGCCGCCGTCGATAGTAAACGGAAGTTCCGTATACGTTGCAGTAGTCCACACAGAATCGGCAAGGATTGCATCTGCATCGCTATCAAGCGAAGCGGGTAGCGCAGTGCCAGCCGCCGCGTACCAGACCTTAGCCGGGCCGCTGATTACGTTAGTCGTAGTTCCCATAGTACGTATCTCCTTTTAGGATGTTGCTATCAGTATTGACCACGTGGAGCTACTTACAGCCCACAAGGTCGCATCTTCAATTGCTAGTTGCTCTGTCGTATCCTGCACGCAAGAAAGCACGCGCCCGCTTGCGGTCGATTCGTTGAATACATCTTTAAGCCTATTGTTCAAGGCTTGATATGTTTCGCTTGCGCCTGACCCGTCATCATTCGCGCCACCGTAGCAGCGGAATTCCACTTGCGCACTCTGGACCGGCATATCTGGATAGTCGAAGCCGCCAACAGTTGAAAGCACAATTGCTGGCGATTCGTTTGTAAAGTCCTCGCTATAGGTGCCATAGATACGACTTCCGCATATCGTCTTAACCTCTGAACCGGAAACGTTCAGAAGCTCAATTATGATCTTGAGTGATAGCGGTACTAGGTCTGGCATTATGCCGCCCTCTTTCGTATCGTGTCAGTTATAAATCCAGTGCCTTTAACAAACACCGCGCCACCATTAGACGCCCTGTCCCATTTCTGGGCCCGCTTACGAGCACGGAAGCCTTTACCCTTTTCAACTTTGGTGCGCGGGCCGGTTGCAACATTCCAGCCCTTATCAATCATGTATGCGTAAAATGGCGTGCGCAGTACAATCCGCTCTGTGACAAACGACCACGCCCGCTTACCGTCCTTAAACTTCTTTTCTCGCCTGCCAGCCGCCGCAAGTTTCGTTTTTGCGCTTTTGATGCGCCCGTACAGCTTGCTATTCTTGCTGCGCCGTTTCGCCTTTGGTGCCTTTGCTGTGACTTCTTTGACAAGACCTGAGCCGATTTTCTTTAGCTCCTTTGTGGAAGCATCGGCCATTTCCTGAAAGGCTGCATTGTTGATAAGCGAACGGTTAAGCACTAACCCTGCGCGGGCCTGTCCTGCTTTTGTTCCGTCCTTTATCATGCCGTCACCAACTTTGCAGTAATGCGGGTTATCTCGCTTGCGCCTGCCACATCGGACACTACATCAAGTATTTCGTATGTCTGCCCGCCGTAAGACAGGCGGTCTTCAAACGTGATGCCTTGCCCAGACTCACAAAACACGCGCCATGTCTTAACGTTCACATATTCTGGGTCAAGCAATTCCTGCCCTGTGTTTTCCATGAATCGGCAAGGCATATCGTCAATGTGCGTCGAAAATGTGCCAGTGCTATGCCCGTGTGCGGACGTACTACCGGAACCCTGCCTAAGCACATCGCAAGTATGTACAAGCATCGCCCTAAAGCCTACGAGGCTCATGATTCAAATTTCCTAAACATCGCACATGGTCGGACGTACAAGACGGCCAAGCATGGACGGGATAGCCTCACGGCTGCGGTCGTCCCATACAAGCGTTTCGCGGTACTCTCCGATCATGATGTCTTTTAATCCACGCTTCTGGCGAAGATTAAACGCGCCACTTGCTAGGAATAGAACAGTATCTACAACCTGCGCCGGATATTGCGCGGTGTATATCGTGACTGCGGAATGCGTTGTAGCCGTTGTGCCATTGACGCCACGCGCTACTGTTGCAGACGTACCGCTAACTGCGGAAATGTACATCTGTTCCGTACCTAGCTTTAGCGTCTGTCCAGCGTAGACCGTGTTAGGATGGCTCAGGGTCAACGTGGTGCCGCTCGTGGTGGCAACGGTGCCCGTAATGCCTGCGCTTGCCCACGGGGTAGCAGTGCCATTGCCATAGCCAAAGACACCCGTTACCTTCAAGGCATTCGGATAGTTGTAGAACAATTTAGACCCGCCGCGTTTCTTGTGAATCCGCGTCTTTGGGTATTCGTCTAAGGGCTGCAAGGTAAAGTCTGTACCCTCTGCCCACAACTCAGTCCACGTTTCAAGATCATCCACATCAAGGTACAGGCTCGTGACGCTTATGATATCGTCCACATTCGCCCGCTCTGGCGTGGTCGAGTTAAAATACCGGACGCCGGTTTCGGTGTAAAAATGCCGATTGCAATAATCGTCAACCTCACGCGACACAGCCTCAAGACAGCGCAGAATCTCGGCATCATTGGATGTGCCGCTGATTCCGTTCGCAGTCTTAAATGCTCCACTGTGTACGTAAAGATTCACAATTAACCCTTGCGGCCTTTCGCCTTTGGAGTCATGGCGGTTTCCATTTCCGTGTCAACCATTGCCGTCTCGATTTCAACCGGAACGGCGGCATCTTCCTGAATGACTTCCAGCGTCACGCGGTCTGCGTATCCGCCATCAATCAACTGCTGTGCCGCATCATCTGCCAACTCTAAAGGATGGCCGATAGGGAAGTTCCCCATCGGCCCAGCATAGATGGTTTTCAGAATGACTGTGGTCATTAGTTCAGATACCCGTTAAGCTGTTGCAGCTTGGCAACGTTCGCATTCTGCGTGGACCACGCAGCCGTCACCACAACAGTCAATGCCGCAGTGGTGTCAAGCGAGCTAAGGGACGTTGCAGCCGTGTCAATCGGTCCAGCGGTGCCCGCAATCGTGGAGTAACCGCCAACTACCGCAAGTGCGGTGCCCGTTGCGCCAACCGTGCGGAAGGTGATTTCGCCGGTGACATACACAAGGTCGTTATTGGCAACGTCAACGGCGGTGCTGTCGAAGATGGCCGTACCAGTCAAGCCACCAACGCGCACACGAAGGCGCAGCGTGTCAGTCGAAACGGTGGTGGGGATGGCAACATGCGCGGAGAATTTCACAACATCGCCAGCCGCAAGCGTGTTAGCCGGAATGGTGATCGTGCCGGAACCGATAACAGCTTCCGCGTTCGCACCGCTACCGCCAAAGTTCGCGCCATCGGCAGTAAGGCTTACCAGCTTGCGCCGGGCCTCAGAGCCATGAATATTCAGGCTGCTTCCACCCTGGGAGAAATAAATGTCTGTATTCGCTGCCATGTGATGGCTCCTTTAGGTTGTATAGCGGGGCTGGCTGCGGACGAGACAACCAGCCCCTAGCGGAGGAATGGTTAGGCTTCAGCAGGGCTTACAAGGGAAACCGTGGACTGGTGCGCGCTGTCGCTGTTGGTGACGGGGGCAACCGACGGGTTGTACAGGTAGGCATGTGCCGCCACGACAACCGCGTTCTGCGTACCACGGTCAACCACGAGGCGAACATAACGCTTGGTCGGCTTGGCAATGTCAATAACAACGTACTGGTTATCATCGTCATCGGCAATCGTCACGGTAGAACCTGCAAGGGTAGCCATGCCGCTCGTGCTGTTGGCCGTGTTCTGCTGAACGTAGGCAGACGTTACCGCGCCAGACGTAATCGCGCCAAGCTGGATAACAAACTGCACGCCACCGTACCCAGCGGTATCAACGATAGTGGACTCAATATCCGTAGTGCCAGCCGCGCCAGCCGTGTGGGTAACCACGAGCACGGGCAGGACGTTCTTAGAAAGCTGTTCCATATGTGAAACTCCTTTTCTGTTTGTTGGGTTAGGCCAGCTTCACGCGACGGAAAGCAGCGGGGAGAGCGGGCATACCGTCAACTTCAGCGCGGATGATGTAACCAACCTGCGAAGTTTCGGCGTAGAGTTCGGTAAGACGCTGCACGCTCATTGCAAGGGACTCAGCAATGTAGTACTGCTTAAAGTCGCCAAGTGCGCCAACGTACAGACCCGTGGTAAACGTGTTGGGCACGTACTCGGATTCGTACACCGGCAAGCCAAGCAGACGGTCGGGGTCACCAGCCGCGATACCGGACTGCCACAAGTAGCCGCCAAGGCCATCGGTCAGCTTAGAGATGATCTTGATGGCGAAAAGGCGGAGAAGGCGATAAAGAATGGAATCGTGGCACCGGCTGGACAGTATGACAAAGTAACGAAGCACGCAGAATACGGAGCATATCGAGATGCCGAGAGCGGGACTAAAGAACCGGATTCTGTATCTACAGAGGCCGACACGAACGATTAGCACAACCAGCGGCGAACCGGTTGAATCGTGGACTAACGTTAGCCTCGTGTATGCGGAAGTAATCCCGGCATCTGGTAGCGAGACAGTTGAAGATGGACAGAACAGCGCGAAGATGGAGTATAAGGTGCGCGTCAATTATCGGCCCGACATTACGACAGAACGCCGATTCCTGATTGACGGGTTCCCAGGCCAACTCAACGGCGCGATTACGACAGAGACAACGATTGCAGTGGATGATTCCACCTTTGCGCAGTTCAAGCAAACGCGGCGGCTGCGGGCGTTGAAGATAGACGATGAAATGATGACGGTGACGGGCATAAGTTCAAACAACCTGACGGTAAGCCGTGGGGCGTTTGGTACGACGATAGCGAATCACGCGGACAATTCCAAAGTGATTCTGTTCCGACAGTTGAATATCGAAAGTGTGTACGACCCGACCGGGCGCAGGCAGGACTTGATGTGTGACTGCGTAGAGGTGGCGTGATATGGCGCAGTTAGTTGGCTTCACTTTTAAAGGCGGCAAGGAAATGATTCGCTCGCTAGAAAGAATGGAACACAAGACGCGGCGTAACGTGGTAACACGAGCATCTCGCAAAGCACTAAATCCATTCAGAGCTAAACTGCAACAGAGCATACGTTCGC